TAGTTCAGGGATATAAACTCTGGACTGGGCAAGAAAAGATCTATCAAAATGAAGAAGAGTTCTTAGAAACTCAATCTCTTAAATGAAAAAATTATTATTACTACTTGCACTATTAATTCCTTCTGCATCTGCTGAAGAAAGTGTGTTCTACACATATGAAGCAATGCAGTGTATGAAATTACGTGAGTGTACTGAAGGTGTTAGGAGACTTTCTTCCGAAGACTATAAGGGAGAAGCAAAGACCATCATCAGTAATCTTGATAAGATGGGAGTGGAGGTATATAATGCCATTCCACAATATTTTGTAGATGAATATCGTGCTGTATATTATTCGGATAGGAATAGTATTTTTATAAACGAACGATATACTCAAAAACCTGAAAGATTTTTGTCAATGTTACGTCATGAGGCATGGCACGCTGCACAAGATTGTATGGCAGGTGGTATGCATAACTCAGATATTTTAAGTATTCTGAGTCACGAAGTAATTCCTGACGAAATTGTTGAAGAAACTTTTTCTCGTTATGGTTTCGACGATCCCGAAGTCTTTCGTATTGAACGTGAAGCAGTCTGGGCAATGTACAAACCCAATATGACGGTCAAAGCACTGCAAGCTTGTAATTCTGATACACCAATGTGGGAAACATATTTTCCACCAAAGAGAACTTGGAGATGGTTGTATTGGAATGGTCACCTAGAACACTTGTATTAAAATTATTTTATATTTTTTTAATGTCTGTTAAGAGATGGTGACATTTACTGACAATGTAATATTCTTAACTATTATATAGCTAGTATCCCTAACCTATTCCAAATGGACAAGCACACCTATGATAATTGGGTGAGAGTAAAGGCCACATTTGAAGAATCTGGTAACACAGAAAATTCTTTTTATAAAAGAGCCTGTGTAATTGTAAGCGGTGAACCAGACCCGCTAGATAAAATGCTGGGAAAACCAACAGAAGATGACACACAGGATGCCTGAAATAAAACCTGCACATCATGTAACCGAGGAAAAATGTAAGGAAATGATTGATGCTGCAATACGAAAACATAATCGTAATGCTGGGATTATCAGTATGTTTGTTGGCTTTTTTGTGCTTGCACTTTTTAGTGAGGGTCTTCTTAGACTTATTGGAGTAGTGCCTCCATTATTTCCATGGTTAAAAATCACACTACAATAAATTCTCAATGGAAGAACAAGAAACCAAAGAGTTTTATAAAGGACTGAGAGAAAGAATCCATCAACTTAGGATGGGACATTTATTTGAAGAGCCTTGCCCACTGTATGAACCAGAGTGGGATTCTGATTGTAGAATGACTTATGATTATGATGATGATGAGGATGGGAACCCTAAAATTTTTGTATAACACAAGGAGAAAGTTATGCATACAGCCCGTGTTTTTTTGTACATCTATTCGTCCGTAACTCTATTAGTAATCTGGAGTTTACATAACGCATACCAATGAATCAATCTTTAATTCTCATTGCCTGTTTTACACCTCTTATAGTAATCTACATAGTAATGAAGATTGCTGTTTGGTTGTCTGCCGTAAATTCTGAAAACGATTATGTCAGAAAAGAACCTCTACGAAAACGAGGACCCTACGTGGAGAACCCATATGCAGACGTTGATGAGGAGGAAGAAGAATTTACAGATCGCACAGATTATAGATGATATTCTTTATGAGTATTATTCTGAACAAGGCAAACCAGTACCAAAATGGAAAAGAAAAGATCCAGATTGGTGGATAGATTATCTAAAACAATTAGGCATTGATAGTAGAAACCCATGACACTTTCTCAATTTTTATTTTTCTCTTGTGTTCCATTTGCACTAGTCACTTTGTTTTTTGGAACTAAGGGTGGATACTACAATACAGACAAATACGATGGTGACGGAACTGCTCACAAGGTGTTGAGGTGATTCGGGATAGCAACCCCGTAAAAAGTTCTGTTTACCCTAACGGACAAACAGATGGCAAACTCACCCACCGACAAGAGTAAGGACTTTATTAAGTCTGGTATGACACTTATAACTCAACTTGATAGTGACAAATATTTAAAACGACACACAGAAAAAGATGATGCATCAAGCCGGACAATTAGCCGCGTGGACTCTGAATAATCCTTGGACACTAGGTATCTTATCTGGGTGCCTAGTGTTTGTTCCCATCTTAGGAATATGGGCAATCCATAAGTACGGATGGGAACACTGGTCGCCATTTGACAAATATATAAAATAAAAGTATAATTAATTCCCTACGGGATGTAGCTCAGTTTGGTAGAGCACTCGCTTTGGGAGCGAGTGGCCGTAGGTTCAAATCCTATCATCCCGATTATGAAAATTGAGTTTTATACCCCTGAGATACACAGGGAAACTATTCCTGAACCTGTACCTGCCTCAAAAGTATTTCCCGAGTGGTATACGAATATACAACTACAAAAAAGACCACTCTTTGAGATAGATGGAGATGAAATACTTAGACCTGGTGGAGACACTATAAAGAGATGTCCTGGTGTTCAAGATATTTTAAAGACTGGATATATTTTAAGATCTTGGGAAGATTTTATTTTTAGAGAAGAAGAAAACGGAGAACTTTTTATAAATTGGGTGAATAATGCCAGTTGTTTTGAAACCTATTGTGGGTTTCATGATATTGATCAGACGCCAAACATACCTAATAAACCACTATATAATGGGTATCATAAAATACCTTCACCCTGGATGGTAAAAACAGATCCTGGGGTGTCTATTATGATTCTTGATCCATATTGGCACAATAAAACTAACTTTACTACTGTTCATGGAGTAATGCATAGTGATGTAACTCCATTTAATGTCCACTGGTTTTTTGAGTGGAAGTATAAAATTACCACAGGTATGTCTTCTAATATAGATAAAGAAAATCAATTGGTAAAGTATGGTGATCCACTAATGTTATTAGTTCCTTTCAGAAGGGAATCTTTTGAAATGAATTGCAACTACGTTTCGGATACGGAATGGATTAGAATGCAAAATGTGTATAGATCTAATGCGCTAGATAGAATAGGATCTAAGTGTCCTTACGTGAAATTCAGACAGACTATTGGTAATCTTTTCCGATGACAGAATTTAACAAAGTATTTTGTATGGCTCCCTGGGTTCATATGAATGTGAACTGTAATGGTGATGTGTATCCATGTTGCATGTTACCTATCCTTGAGACCGAGGAACATGATGATACCGATAAAATGCTTGATGGGGATGGATTTAACCGTGAGAATCCCTTAGAGTATATTGCTGGCGAGTGTGATGGTGCTCCGAGAGAGTTCAAAACAGGATCTTTGATCAATCAGTCCATGAAAGAAGCATGGAATAGTGAAGAGATGAAAGAACTGCGTAAAAACATGATCGCAGGAAAGAAATCTAGTTTTTGTACTACTTGTTATAAAGAAGAATCTGTCGGTGCCTTTTCTCACAGACAGGGTATGAACAATAACTTTGGACATCACTATAAGTATGTTCAAGAGACCAAAGAAGATGGTACGTTTGATAGATTTAATCTAATTTATTGGGATTTTAGACTTAGTAACGTATGTAATTTCAAGTGTCGCATGTGTGGACCTGGTTGCAGTTCTGCATGGGAAGCTGAAATGCGTAAAGAATTTGATGTTAAAGATCCATATCCAAAAATTGATATGGATATGGTTAGGGAAAATATTGAACCACTGTATGACATCGTAGAGGAGTGCTATTTCGCTGGTGGTGAACCAATGATTATGGATCATCACTATGAAATTCTTCAAGAATTAATCAAACGAGGTAGAACTGATGTAAGAATTAGATATAATACCAACTTCAGTACACTAACTTATAAGGGTATCAATGTATTGGATCTTTGGGAAAAGTTTGACGATGTTAATGTTATGATTAGTATCGACGGTATCGGTGAAAGGGGTGAACTTGTAAGAAATGGATTCAATTGGAAGAGATTCAAGAACAATTATGTAAAGTTCAGAGAAAGATTTCCCGATAAAAAACTTACTGTCAACTATGTTGTACAGGCTTTAACTGTATTTCATTCTATGGATGCACAGAAAGAGTTGTACATGATGGGAGCCATTGATGAACCAGATGATTTCTACTGCACTCTCCTACATAATCCAGATTTCTTATCTGTTTGTATTTTGGATAGTGAAACTAGGAAAGAACTCGGCGCTAAAATTAAATCTCACGTACAAGAATTCCTTGTTCCTACAAAATCTCATGACTCTATCAATCAATACATAAGTGTTTTAAAACTTCTTGCAAGTGAAAAGAGAACAGATCTTATTCCCAACTTTAAAGCATACATGAAAGCACTAGATGCTTTGCGTGGTGAAAACACTTTAGAAACATTCCCAGAATTAAGAAGAGTTTTGCAATGATTGATACTAGTGTAGTAAAACATGATGATGATGTTTTTTGTGTTGCTCCCTGGTTGAATCTTGATATTCGCCAGGACGGTGAAGTAAAACCGTGTTGTGTTTCAGAGTACACCATGGGTGATATTAAGGAGAAATCTCTCTTTGATGTGTGGAACGATGAACCCATACGAAAATTGAGAGAATCTTTTCTAACTGGAACAAAACCAAAGTCATGTGAAGTTTGTTGGGTCAACGAAGCATCTAATAAAAGTTCTCTAAGACAGGATCTCAATAATTTTTTGAATCCAAAAGATCAATATTGGTGTAAACCTGAGTATAAAGATCACATTATTAATGAGACAAATGACGATTATACCGTTAAAAAGCCAGGTTTTATTCACTGGGATGTAAAACTTACCAGTAAGTGTAATTTTAAATGTAGGATGTGTAGTGAAACATCTTCTTCCAGTTTTGAATTAGAACAAAACGGATTTATTTCTGGTCGATGGGATGCAGAAGAAAAAACTTTTGAAGAAGTTCAACAATATATCCCAATGGTTAGACATCTTTATTTTTCTGGAGGAGAACCACTTATTATTGATGCTCACTATAGGATTCTAGATGAAGTTATTCGACTAGGTAGAGAGAAAGAAGTGACCCTTGTTTATAATAGTAACTTCAGCACTCTGGTTTATAAGAAGAAACACATCTTTGAATATTGGGAGAAGTTTAAGGATGTAGAAATTCATATCAGTATTGATGGAACCGAGAAGAGAGGGGAATTGATTCGTAAGGGATTTAATTGGGAGAGGTTCTTGTCCAATGCAGAACAGTTTGTTGATAAGTTTCCAGACAAAGGTCATAGATTGTATTTTGATACTACAGTTCAAGCATTGAATGTGTTTAATGTGATGGATTTACATAAAGAACTGATCAACCGAGGACTTATGAAAGATATTGACTATTGTTTCTTAAACTTTTTACAAGGCCCTAGACAGATGTCTGTGTGGGTTCTTGATAGACAAACTAAAAGACGTGCTCAAGAAAAAATCAGAGACCATATTGACAATTTTCTTATTCCTAACAAATCAAAGAGGACCGTAGATTTTTATGAAAGTCTGATTACATACATTGATTTGTATCAAGAACAAAAACTTATTCCATCTTTCCTTGACGCAATGAGACATTTTGATAAAATAAGAAATGAAAACACCATGGAAATATTTCCAGAATTCCAACGTATCTGGGATGTTATAAAAGTAAGAAAAGTTCCAAAAAACATCAAAGATAAGGTATAATAAATATGAAGAACACTAACGACATTGAATTTTTCACAGTCGAATACTGGCAAAAAAACTGGGATAGTCTTATGGAAAGAGTAGAGAACGGAGAAACTATTGGGGTTGAAAATGAGGAGGGGGAAAGGGCTGTAATGGTGCCTGCAGACGATGAACTGATTAAAATATATACTGAACATAACGAAGCATCCTGACTTCTGGGGGATTAGCAATCTGGTGAATGCACCGAACTCATAATTCGGCTAAGGTGGGTTCGATCCCCTCATCCCCCATTGACAGATCTCTGTCAATCTCCTACAATACTGAGGTAAACACACAAGACCAATGGCACTCACTACTAAGTTCAAGAAAGACATTCAAACTCTGAAGTCTGCAGCGAACGGAGATTGTTTTCTCGATGTAAAGAATCCGAAACTTTACAAGAAAGTTCGTCGTTTCTATGAGAACAGCGGTGTAGTATTCTCAGGTGATGCTCTTGATGACTATGAAATGCTTATGGAGAACCTGTATGCAGATCTATCTTCTGAAGGAGTACTCGCGTGAAGATCATCCTTGAGCGTTTCCCCTATCGTTATGTTGAATGTGGAACCCTAGAGAATGGGTTCCCCGACTATCGTATCCAAAAAGCAGATAGTTGGACCAAACGTTATGGTGATATGTATCTTCTTGACAATCAGATGCAACTTCTGACTGCGATGGAAGACTTTGAGTACACCAAATGGTTAGACCCTGAAGGTGTACCTTGTTATCAAAAAGACTCGGTAAGTCGTTAATCTAGCCCTGGTCGGTGAAGGTCCCCCCTTCAATCCCGAAGTTTCCTAGTTCTTAAAACTAGGTGGTGCGGATGGGATTACTCCCGCTCTGTTTCTTGTTTCAGATAAAAAAACAAGTGGCGTGCATGACAAGACCTTTTGAGACCCTTGACATCAGGGGTCTTTTTTTGTATCATATATAAGTATAGTCTAAACACAAGTCATGTCTGAAATTAGAAAAACTGCATTGGTTCTTGGTGCAGGTGGATTTATTGGAAGTCACATGGTGAAAAGGCTCAAGTCCGAAGGATATTGGGTCCGTGGTGTAGATCTTAAGTACCCAGAATTTTCTGAATCTGCTGCAGATGAATTTGTGCAGGGAGACCTTCGTGATGTAGAATTTGTTCGTAGAGTCATTCAATTCAAGGGTGATCAAGGAAATTTCTATAATTCAGTACCTTACCGTTATATCCGTCCCTTTGACGAGATCTATCAGTTCGCTGCTGATATGGGTGGTGCAGGTTTTGTTTTCACTGGTGAGAACGATGCAGCCATCATGCACAACTCCGTATCTATCAATCTGAATGTTCTTGAAGAAGTTCGTAAACTCAATGAAACTTTTGATGGTGTAGAGAATGGCACAGAGTGTGTTCGTCCCAATCTAGACCAACCAACTAAGATCTTCTATTCTGGTTCTGCTTGCATGTATCCAGAACACAACCAACTTGACCCTGATAACCCCGACTGCCGTGAAGAATCAGCATATCCAGCAAACCCAGATTCGGAATATGGATGGGAGAAACTCTTTAGTGAGAGACTCTACTTTGCATACAATCGCAATTATGGTATCCCTGTT